TCTTTATAGGCTTTTGCTTGCTCAGCAGTAATGCGTCCATCTGCCTGTAATTTACCTAGACTAGCATCTTCATTTTTATCCAGACTATACAGTTCTGCTTGGCTTTCTACCACCTTGACGACAGCTGCTTTCCCCTTATCATTGACTGCATCCTTTTGCTTAGTAAGATTTGGCACAAACAGCAAGAGTAGGACGCTAATGATAAGCAATACCACCAACATTTCAAGTAGCGTATCTAAAACTCTCACTCAAATAATACAATAAAACCGCGGGGTATTGCCTGCGGTTTAGTGTAATCTATTTTGAAAGTCCTTTCTGTTTTTTTATTTTTCTTCTTTTGGTTTATCAACGACGGTGATAAGACCGTCTGGTTCGGTTTTGAAAGCCGGGTCTGTTTGAAGTTCACCGTTAGCTTTCAAATAGTACCAGCCATCGCCCGATTTGATAAATTGCTTAGATAGCATGTAACCATCTTTTTCTTCCATGAAATACCAAGTTTCTCGATACTTTACCCAACCTGTGGCCATGCGACCATCTGATTTGAAATAGTACCAGCGATGGTTAAGGAACATCCAACCTTTAACCATTGCACCACGTTTGTCTAAATAGAACCAGTCTTTTTCATCAAAGAACCAGCGGTTAATCAAGCAATAGCCACGATTATCAAACCGGAACCACTCTCCATTAATTTGTTTCCAGCTATTTGTGGGATAAGAGCCATCTGACTCCTCCCACCACCAGCCAGTAGCATTTTGACGCCAACCAGCTTCAGATAGGCCACCTTCGATATCTTTCCTGAACTGCTCACGACTGATACCCCATTTGGCCAGATAAGGGTATGGATCCACATGGTCAGAGTAGTTTCGAGGTTGATTGTATGTACAATACTGATGTGTCTTGATTCCTGCTAGACTGTCAGAATCCAGTGTTTTAGGAATCCCTGCTTCATCAGCAAGGTTTCGCAAAAGCTCAACATAGAGCTTATAATCACGCATAAACTCTTCTTTTGTGCTGTGGCTTTCAATCAGCTCAACTTGGCCGTATCCTTCAACGTTCCAGCCACCTCCTACGTCGTAGGCCCCCATGTCTGTATACCAGGTCTGCATCACACGGCCGTTACCTACAACGTGTGAGAAAAATCCTGAATCAACAGGACGGCGCATGTGGTAGTCTGCTTCATTTTGGGCTGTTGAATTGGGATTTCCTGTTGAATGTGCATGAATCTGACGATATGGTTGCTCTCCAACTTGCGGTAAATCAGTTCTTAGTCTACTTGTATCAATATCCATTACTATTCCCCTCTCCACGCATCATTCATTTCTTTAACCGATGCCTCGATAAATGTATCAAGCTCACGATCAGTCATGCTGATACCATACTTGGTTAGTTCAGCACGGATTTTCGTGCGGGCTTGCTCCAACTTATCTTCCCCTTTGAAGCCAGTTTGAGCAGCTACCTGCTCAACGGCATTGACTGCGTTCTTAGCAAGGATTTCAACGATTTTGATGGTCTTTTCTCCACCTTTTTGAACCAGGTAGTCCTTGACCGCTTTGACTGCGATACCAGCCAAGATAACTAAGATACTGACTGCTCCGTTTGTGATGATTTCATTGATTTGTTGCATGTGTTATTCTCCTTTATTTTTATCGTCATCTTTTTCAAGTAAGCGCTGAAACGCTTTTAAAATCGGCTGAAAAAGAGTGACATTTCCTTTTAGTTTGCGGTAATTTTCAATGAGCGATTGAAAAGTAAATACGATGTACCCGAGATAAATTGAGTACAAGAATGCGAAACCTGATTTTTCAGGTAAGAGTACTGACATCGGGATGAGAATCATCAGCAAGAGGACTCCTAAAATTTTACGAAGAAGCCCATTGATTCCGATTTTGCTCTTATACTCGATGTCAGGGTTTGCGATAGCAGCAATTGTCCCGGTGACAAAATCAATGATTTCCATTGAGACAATTAGTGCTAGAGCGTACAATACCAAACCATCTTCGGTTTGGATGACGCTTCTAAAAAAGTTAAAAAATTCAATTTGCATATATTCCTTGTTCCCCTCCTAATTTTTACACTTCTTTCAAAGTAAATTTCAATCCACGGAATTTACTAACAACTCCAGGGTGATTCTTAGCTGTAATCCGATAAAATCCGACATCGAGCACCGCTCCTCCGTCTGATAACGCCTGTCCGTTCGATGTCACAATCACGTTGTCTCCAAAATAGCGGACAATTGACGGACGTTCAATATAAATCGAAACCTCAAACATTTTCTTTGTTTGAGTAGCATTTAATTGACCTTCTAGATCAAAACCGTCAGTTCTTTCAATAAATTTGACTTCATCCTGCTCATCTGTTAAGTAATCTGAATAGCTTAAATCTGAGACAACCTTGTTGTTTTGATATCCAATTTTGCTAGATTCTGAAATCACAACCGTCTGATGTATCAATTGACTTGCTAAGAATTCTGCCCCTTTTTGATGTCCAAGATCTCCAAAATGACACATGTCAGGAATTAATTCCTTAATCTTATATTCTGAATTATTCAAAATATTTCGTGTACCTGCGTTATAATCAATAAATGGTATTCCTAATTCTGCCGCTAAATCTTTTTTTACATTATCAGCTATAGCATTAATTTTTGAACCAAAACGTTTATGATTCTCAAATTCCGCTTGAGTACTCATGAAAACAGGTTTTATTCCTTTTAAAATTAAGCTATTCGCAATCTCGATATGATCTTCTTTAAAACTTTTCAACGTATTTTCGTTATAAACCATGTCGTTTATGCCCATAGCAATGAAAACATAATCAATCTTTTCAGATATTGGTGACAGAACAGCATCCAAATTTTGGCGTAGCCAATTAATAGTTTTCCCCGAAAATCCTCGATTATAAAATTTATGGTTGAATGCATAATCTTTTTGATTATTTATAATATTATTTAAAATCTCAGTATAACTCTTAGGTTTGTCGGACAGCCTTTCAAGAACATTTTCTGAGTATCCAGTTGTTCTGAATCCATCAGTTGTACTATCACCTAAAGTTACAATAATCGTTCTTTTAGTTTGAAGATCAATTTTGATCTGTTCCAAACTGATTGTTTTTTTAGACGAAATCGGCTTATTTATGTTGACAAAGTTTCTTTCGTGAGAAATATGTCGGATTTCATCGGCATATATTTCTGCAACTTTAATTAACGTTGCTGTCTTTGGAACTTCGGTTTTTTGATATTGAGAATATGAGTACATTGTTGTAAGTTGAAATGTCTTGCTATCTCTATCAAAAAGTAACAATCGACCAAAAGGAGAATCAAACGTGAGTTCAAACTCATCAATACCATTGATAAAGTATCCGTCAAAAGAGATAATAAAGTCATTGCCTTCTCTTTGACCTCTTATCGTTCTCGATTTTGGATCAAATATAATCTTACCTTGAATTAATGTGCCCCAGTTAGCATCTATATAGTCACTTCTCTCCCCTATCTTTAGTCCAATAGTTTTGACGAAAGGAGAAGATTGTGGATGCACAAGCACCCCTTTATACAAAATGGCAAGAATGGTTTCTCTATTACCGATATTGCTAATATTTCCAAGATTTCTCACATACAGTTCATGAGTTTCGTCATTGTATATAACATATTGACTTACTGCTTCTTTTGGTAAAGGTGCTGATAAACTCTCATTCACGTTAGCTTTTCTTTTACCTACTTGGAACCAACTTCCGCTGGCTAATGTAACTGTAGAATTTTTTGCATCAATTGTTAATCTCCCTGTTAACATTAAACCAAAACCCATGCGCTCATCCAATTTAGCATCCGTTACAGAGCCATTAACAATGTTAGCGGAACTAACAGCGTTATTTCCAACAACTGCTACTTTGTTTCCAGAGATTTGTTCTCTTGCATCCTGTGCTAACATTGCCCAAGTAACTTGTGCAGCACCATTTTTGTCAACTTTGTCACTTATAAGTTTGCTGGCTTTTTGATTAGCAGCGTCTGCATTGGCGTTTATACTCAAAAGATTTTCAGAGAGTGTATCGAATTTACCTCTAGCTCTTGCAACCTCTAAATTATTATCGCTACTGTTTGCTTGGGCATCGTGATATACACGTTCTAATCCAACCCTAAGAGCATACCTCACATCTTTACCATATTTCTTTTGAGTAATGGCATCAAGAACCTCATCAATTGTATAGAGTTTATTGTAATCCATGTGTGTATCATCTTGATAAAACCGTGCATCACCTCTTGCCTCAATGTTATTAGTCATTCGGTGCCTCCTTTAATTTTTTAAGTTTTGTCTGTGTTTCATGAATCTTGGTTTCATGCAGTTCTTTCTTTTCTTGAGCTACTTTTACTTGAATTGTCAAAGTCGCAATCAAGTCAGCATCCTTTTTATCATCCAGTTTCTTAATCTCACTATTAAGCGTCGCTATCTCTTGAGCTATACTTTCTAACTGTACTTGGTATTGTGACAGTTCACTTTCCAGCAATGCAATATTATTTGCTTTAGTTGTTTGTTCCTCAAGTTGTCTTTGTTTGGCTGCATTATCTGCTGCAGCCTTCTCCATCGACTTTTGAGCCTCCTGTTGTTGCAGTTGAAACATTGATAAACTCTGATTACTCGAACCAATGGTAAGAGATACTGATTGAGGTTTAGTAATATTTATTGTTTTCTCAATGATTTGTAACTCCTCGACACCAGACATAGGGGCATTGATGATTTGATGGGTATTACCTACTTTAAACTTGACATAGTTCGCATCAATTAAGCATCGCTCCACAACCTCGACTTTCCAGCTAGCTAGGATTGATTTGAGATTATCTATGTACTGTTGCCCGCGTTTCTTTAAGATATCCGGACTATAAATATCTGACCATGTAACTGATTTTGTGATCAAGCCAAATTGCTTAATCAACTCTTCGTTTTCCAGCCAATATTTGCCACCATTGACAGATTTGATAGTAACTTGTTCACGTATAATATCTGCGCTAGCTGTTTCCGAAGTCGTACCATTATCCAAATCTGCTCCTACTGGGACAATCCTAGTCAATAGACCATCAAAAGATAAATCTCTGGTAGCTGTCTTAATATTTGAGCCTAGCATAATCGGTGAGCCATTGATTTTATCTCCAATTTGTTTTAAATAATCAATGTACATACCATCTGTTTCATGCCTTAGTACCAAATATCCGTTTGTTTTCCCAATCAATTTATCCTTGATGGTGTCCCAACTAGTATCATAGCCAGTATACCTAAATGGCGTATCAGATGGTGCTGGTACATTGACCACGCCAATTTTAAAACGCTTGTGTGGTTCAACTTGAGAATTATGGCGGTTAATAATACGAGTTAGATAGTCCTCAAGCCCTCTGTTTGGTACTTTTTCAAAGTCCTGGCAACTATCATGTAAGTATGCTAGCATATCCTCACAAATGATTTCTTGAGCAAAACCATCAGATGCCATAGACATCGACACCGATAAGACCCGGCCATAAAATTCCACCTCGTCATCAAATAAATTCACAATCTTTACAATGCCCTTGATAGGTTTTATTTTTTTGTATAAATTGTGATTCATTCCAATAACCAGACGGCACTCATTGATACCATTTACAATTTGCTTGATACTACCTGAGCTTAACCTATATTCTCTACGAGAAACTGTCGGTTCATGCAATACTTTTTGCTTACTAGTATCACCAATATCTTCTGTCTTATCCCAGTATAGAGCAAGATAGCCGGGATTTTTTACTGTATTCACACCCATTATCCCAACACCTCCCTAGAAAACCGAAAAGAAACATCTGCACTACCTGTGATTGTGAACAATGCGAGTTGTTTAGGCGGTATCTTTAACAGTACATTTTCTTGCTCCCCTTTACTAAATTGATAAGCTGATCCATTATGCTCAATAACGATATTAGAACTACTGATAACTTTTGGGATGATAGTTGTATCTCCAGGATTGTAAATTGGTACTACTTGCTTACTTTTTATTGTCCATTTTGTCCAGTTAGCAACACCATACTCAAAACTAAAATCATCCCAAACATCATCAAAGAAATCATCCAGAGCTATAAGAAATGGATAGCAGCTAAATTCAATAGTTGCTACTAGTGCCCTCTTTTGAGGATCATCCTGCACTTTGACACTCTTACACTTGCCGTACCAGTAAAATCCCTCATCGTGTGTATCAGTAAGTCTTGATTTACCAATACGCATGAGTGACGACTTGATTTCTCGTTCCGCTGTTTTTCTGTCAGCGTATTTTGTGTTCGGCAGCTTAAATTCATAAGTTATAATGCGATTGTTGAAATATCGTTCACCGTTCATCATTGAAAAATCTAGCACGCCCTGAGAATAAAGGAGATTTTCCAACACCTCCTTTTCCTCTGGCGAAGGGGCATCTCTACTTACTAGATACCACCCCTTAGATTTAGTATCAAAATCACCAAACTTAATGTATTCAATAATTTCTAAAATCATAACTGATGTCTCCTAATCATTGCTGTATTACTACCAATGGCCTCATCAAATATGTCCTTTGTTTCTCCAACCAAAGTTCCACTATCAAGTACAATCTTCTTACCTTTTTCTATAAGTGCCTCAAGGTCATAGACCTTATCTAAAAGATTTTCCAAAAGATTATTATTTTGAACATGATAAGCATCCTTTTGAGATTTTTTGTCATCAGCAGTCACACGCATTGCTTGTTCTCTCATCACTTTCGCTGTCACAGAGTGAGAAATATTAGTTTTACCGACACCTAAAACATTTTCAGGTTTAAAACTAAAAGCATTGATCTTACTATACATATCTGTCATCGCCTCATCGACTTTGACGGTAGATTGATCGATACCTTTAGCAACACCAGCACCGATCCACCAACCAACTTCATCTCTAAATAAGTGTGATGGTGAGTGAATTTTAGCTTTTGCCTTCGCTGCTCTCTCTGCCTCCGCAACAAGTGCATTAGCTGCTGCTGTAACAGCTGGAAGAGCATTACGCATCCCTACAGCAAGCCCCTCGCTCATATATTGACCTGCGCTTATCATTCGACTACGACCATTATTGACAGTATTTACTACGGTATTTATTGCTGATTGCATCAATGTCACCATTTTTTGACCTGATGACTGAATGTGTTGCGCCATTTGAGAGCCACCCTGTTGTACCGCTTGGGATGCCCTTGTCATTCCGTTTTTGGTTAAAGATACAATTTGATTTAACGTTGATTGCATTGTGGTAGTTATTTGAGTACCAGCTGTTCTAATACTTGTACTCATCTGCATCGAGCTATTAAGTACGGCACTAGATGCATTGGTCATAGAATTAGTTACAACCATAGACAATTGCATCATACTAGACTGGATCACAACCACCATCTGATTACCAGCAGTAGAAATCGATGCAGTAGCCCCAGACATAGCTACTTGAATAGCCACACCTAGCGCTGTAACTTGACCTTGTGCGACACTTGAGTTGCTTGCTAGTGCTCTCATAGCGTTACCTGCAGCATTTGCTTGAGCATTAAAGCCGGAAAGCCCAGCTCCTGCCATCATCAATGATGGTGTCATCATAGCAACCTGCATTGTAAAGTTGGTTAATGTCGATGCACTAGCCATTAGACCGCTTACAGTTGCAGTTACAGATGTACCGAACGCCATCATAGCTGTTTGAGCAAGAGTTAGCTGAGCCGGAAAAGTAGTTAAACTCATCTGCAATGACATAAATACCACTGGTAACATTTGCAACGAGGTTAGTGCCATTGTTGATGATGTGGCCAGTGTCATCATACCTGTACCTAAAGCTGTCATCCCAGCTCCTGCGGTTACTAATCCAGCTCCAGAGGATGCAATAGCTGCAACACCAGTAGCAACTGCCGCTAAAGATGCCCCCATATCTAATAGATTTAGATTGGTAATCTTGCTTACTCCAGTAGCCAGCTGATTAAATCCAGTGCCTGCGTTTAAAGCGGCCTGTCCTACCGATTGTATAACTCCTGATATAGAGTTTAGGATTGCAACCAATCCACCACTTATCGCATTGACAACTTTAGTGATTGCATTCGCAAAGGCTGTTACTCCTGGTTTGCACACATTAAGAGCTAAGCCAAATGCTGCAACGCCAGCAGCTGCAACAAGCATTCCTGCACCAAAAACGGTTGCCCCAGCTCCTGCCGCCAATAAACCAGCACCTAAGATCAATGCTCCTGCCCCAGCTACTGAGGCACCTGCTCCCATGACTAGCAATCCAGCACCTAAAGCAGCAATACCAATAGCAGCACTAGCCCCATAAGTAGCAATGGTTGGTAAATGACCTGCTAGCATTGATAATCCAGCAGATGCTGCATAGACACCAACACCAATGAGAGCGATAGCGGCACCAAAAGCTAATATACCAACTGCACCTGCTGATAAAGCCGGGCCAAGTAAAGCAAAGATACCTGCCAAAGCAGCAATACCTACTGCCAAACCAGCAAGAGCAATAACTGCACCACTACCAGCACTAGCAAGTTGAATAGCTGCTTGTACCAAAATATAGATACCAGCTGAAACAAGAGCCACACCAGCACCGACCATCAACATTGCCGCTCCCATTGATAGCCATTGGGCAGGACTCGCCATTGATGCAGCTTGACCAAACCCTTGAGCAACTGTTGAGATAGCTGTTGCTAATCCTTGTAGTACTGTTGAAATACCTTGTGAAATAGATGTTATAAGAGAGCCAAGTCCAGAAAAAACTTGCTCTATTATACCTTTAGATTGTGTCGCTGATGCTCCAGCACCATCAAAGGCATCCGTAGCATTCTTTTTGAATAAATTGAACGGATTGAATTGCCCAATGATATCAAATCCCTTGAATTTAGATAACAAAGTCCCTAATACTGGTAGTAACAGTGCAAAAATAGATGGATCTATTCCAGATAAGAACTCTCCAATTTTGCTTGCTATTTTACCAATTACCCCAACAACTTCATTAACTTTGTTCCTAAAAGTCTCGCTAGTGGTATATGCTTGAATAAACCAACCAACTAAAGCCCCAATGCCTGCAATAGCGATTCCCCAAGGATTGGACAAAGCTATTTTTAACAGTCCAAAAGCAGTTTTTAGACCAGTTATAGCCTTAGTTGCAATTGATACTGTTTTAAATGCTGCAACCATCCCGATTACTGCACTGGCAATTATTTGAATAGTCCCTGGTGGTAATGAAGAAATAAATTCAGCACCTTTAGTAGCCGCAGTTGCAAGAAACTTAACAACCTCACCTAAAGCTTTACCAATATTATTGAAATTTCCCCCACTACCAGCTAGAGATGAAAAGACATGACCTATCGCATCTTTAACTGCATTGAAAGCTCCAGCTACTGCTGTTATAGCTCCAGTATCTTTGAAACTAGATAAAAAGTTACCGACTTTATCAAAAGCTCCCATGATATTGTTTACCATTTCCTCTGGTAACATCTTTTTCAATCCTGCCTCTATCTCTGGCTTTGCTGATACTAAAAATGTTGAGATAGCTTTTGGCAAAGATTTGAAAGCCTTGCCTACCATCGGTATAAAGTTCCCAAAGATAAATGTTGATGCTGTTTTAGCAAGGCTTTCTAAAGGTTTGCTAATATCCCCACCTGTTGTAAGGTTTCCTAAGAAATCCTTAAATGCGGCTTGCATAGATGCAAGAGATCCTGAGAATGTTTCAGATGCCTCTTTAGCAGTAGTCCCAGTAATCCCTAGTTTCTTTTGTACAACAGAAATCGCTTTAACCATGTTCGCAAATGACATATCGCCCTCATCTACGGTCATATTCAATTCCTTTTGTACATCTTTGTAACTAGCAGCATTTTTTATTAGTCGTTGCATCTCTGCTTTTGTTCCGCCGTAACCAAGTTTTAGGTTATCTAGCATTGCATAGTTACCACGTGCTAATGACTGATAGGTTTGAGTAATGAGTTTCATATCGGAACCCATCTTATTTGCATTATCTGACATATCTGTCATTGCTGTGTTCGCTAACTCAGCAGCCTTTGCTGTATCTCCTCCCAAAGATGAAATCAAGCTGGCAGAAAATGATGTTACATTTTCCATGTACTCATTAGCTGATACTCCTGCTGTTCTAAAAGCCTCACTAGCATACTGTTTAACAGTATTAGCTGAACCTTGAAAAAGTGTCTCAATACCTCCAATGGATTGTTGTAATTTTGCCCCCTCATCAATTGCTGATGAAAAAGCACTTTTAATTCCTCCTGTAAGTGAACTAATTCCACTCATCAAGGCTCCACTAACTAAATTTGCTCCTAAGACCGATTTAAAAGCTGAACCTAGCCCACCTAATGATGATTTCAGACTATTTATATCCCCTTGAGCTTTCTTACCATCCAAATCAACCGCAATGGTTACTTTACCGTCTGCCATGTTCTACCTCCTTTCTTTATTAAATATTTGGCAATGCGTATTGCTCCTGCAGTTCACGCATTTTTTGTTTTTCTTTTGAACTTTCCCCTTTTGAGGGTTTCCACGCTCTAATTTTCATTACCTCAACAAACTTTGTTCCATCTGGTAAACCAGATAATAGGGCGTTGAACTTTTGCCAATGCAATTTACCTTGTTGTTCAATCAAATCAATGTTATAGGCCTGCATAAACGATGAAAAAATGAACTCGCCATCATATTTGATATTAAACAAGGGTTTATCATCGTAATCTTGGGCATCTTTAGTTTTTTTAGGCAATACATTGCCCTCAATATCATACCTATCAACCTCATCAACAGCCCTAGTAACCTGTATGTGCTTTTCAAATATATCTGCATAGATAGCTAACGCTTGCCTTGTATCCATATCCTTAAAAGTTACATCATCGGTTAATTTTGCTAGAGCTAGTTTTGGTTTGAGTTCTACTGGGATATGTTCTTTACCCCACATATCAAAAACCCATAACACCCTATCAAACGATAATAAAAGCTGATACTCTTTGTTGTTAAGTACCAGCTTGTCATCCATTTTTTTGGAAATATCAAACATTATTCAGCAAGATACTTCTTGAAATTTTCATCGTTTAGTTTCTTCTTCCATTCTTTTTGAATTGTTGCTGAAACCTGTAAGAATACATTGAGATAATTCCAAGTGTTTTCACCAGCTACCTCATAGATTTTTTGTGGGGCATCCTCATCAAACATTACCACAAAGAACTCATCAACCATAGGTTTTAGAGCTTTACGCCCCTCTTTGTCATTCATGTTCTCTGCATCTTTCTGATAAGCGCCTACCTTATCCTCTAACTCTACGGCCTTATCTTGAATTTGAGCATCTTTTTTGTCCGTTGCTCGATAATCAAGACTAAACTCTCCAAAATCAAATGACAGAACCTTGCTGCCTAAATCAATTACAGTTTTGTTTGACATGATAATTTCCTCCAAAATGTCTATTAGTTATATAGTGGACTATCCACCAATTCCAGCTTCAACTGGCTCTTTAATCCATTTGATCGTACAACCAAATTCTTCATACGCTGTTGCATCGCCTGCTCCTGCTTTGATTTCAGAAACATTGGCAACTTGTGTATAAGTTTTCTTGCCGTCAGCTGTAGTTACTCGATGCCATACGCGACGTGCCTCACCCGTTTTGTAACGCATAGCGGCAATCATCGCTTGAGCTGCATCCTCTGGGTCATAGATCCCCTCAAATGAGTAACCACCAACGACGGTTAGTACAGTTTCCTCTGGTGTACCGTCTCCGTCGTAGTAACCAGTGTCATCTGTATCTTCATCCGTTTCATCATCAATAGTTTCAATGTACTTAGCAAGTCGTTTCCAAGCATCGTCGCTAGGTACAACTGTTGGGTTTTTAGGGTCAAATGGCGCAATTTCATGTTTGCGCTTGGCATTTTTTTGACGTACCATTATGTCATCCTCCTGTTATTTCTAATTTCGCGGTTACTTGCATTGAATAGACAAAATAACCTTGTTCATCCTTGCCATTTATTCCTGGTTTATCCACTTTCAATGACAAGAATGTGTAAGAGTTGTCTGTGCTAGGCAAATCAATATCAAATGATGATAAATCTCCATTGATAAGCCAGATAGTATCGATTGCTACTGCATTTGATTTACTCTTTACAGCAATCTCAAATGGTAGTGATACTTCTCTAGTACCATCCATATACTCTTTGTCAATAGTTCCACCACTTAAAGCATTGATAACTAAATCATCCTTGTCATCTTCAAAATAATCTAGCCTTGCTTGTAATGGCAATTTTGTGATGTTGTTAATATGTTCCAGTAACACATCTTGAAAGTTTTTGTTGTTTTGCATTATCAGATACCCATTCCTTTAATAGCTGCCTTTTTTAGCTTATCTATGTTTGCTTTTAACGATTTATCCCATCTGCTACCAGTACCAGAGGTTGTATATTTCCTAAAAACAACAATCCCATTAGTACCGTGAAACTGCGCCCGAGCATAAACCGTGTTATAACTCACATTTCCATTAGGCTCTACACGCCCAGAGGCTCTCAATGCCCCTCCACCAGCCCTAAGAGGTACAGAGCTATCCATAATAAGCAAAGCCTCGCTACCTGCAGCAATCTTGCCACGTTGCATAGCTTGAGGTGACACTTTTTTCTCTACCTCTGCAAGATCAATACTCACTCTGACATCTGCCATTATGTAACTTCAACCTCATAGCTAAAAATTCTCCCATTAAGGTAATTAGGTTGATAACCTGTCACAAGGTAATCACGAGCCCCATCATTCATAACTGCACCCAGCCAACTATCATCAACTGTCACATTCACAAACTTAGGGTAAATATAAACAACGCCTGCTTTCTGTCTAGTTTTAGAGTTGTTAGTACCTGTAACAGACACCGACCTATCAAACCGTACCGGTTTAATATCCAATGGCTCAGAGTACTTGATATCTCCATAGTTATCTTTGCCCTCAACCTTACGAACTGTAACAACATCTTGTAATAAGCGTTTATCTATCATAATCAACTCCAACAATTAAGCTAAATCCAGCTTGTTTCAGGGCATTTTCAGCATCAAGGCAAAGGTTGAATTGTTGACCTGCTGAAAGCTGTTGTTTATTGCCGTAATTAATTGATGTACGACCAATAGAAACGCTTGCCATAGTTTGTTTCTCGTCAGCTGTCATGATGCCAGAGCTGTTCAAATAATCAATCTGAAAACCCATAGCTAGCTTTACAGCAGATTTGCGATACTCAACCTCTTTCTCAAAGTCAATATGTTTTTGATAAATTCCTTGAGTATAGAGATTGATAGCAATTTCTGCTCGTTTAGCTAACTTCTCAAAATCCGTCACATCATCAAAGCCTAAGTCAGTAACAAACTCATCTTTCGTTAAATAAGTCATGCGTAACCTCCCTTAAAAATAAAGGGTGTTGCCACCCCTTATTTATTCAGCTTGCTCAAATTGTGTGGGCACATCTTCTACAAGCTCTAAAACTGCAGCGACATCCGGAAATGTTTGCTTGAGGTCTTTATTGACTTGATCTGCATAATTCGGTTCAAGCTCAACAAGTTCTCCCTCTGTCACATAAATACCAGGTGTCTTTAAAATTAGGTTCTTAATTGCTTTATACTTAGCCATTATTCTTTACCTTTATCCTTAGTTTCCTTTGGTGTTTCAAGCTCGCCACCATCTTCCACAAGTTCCTCAAAGCCATCTGCCATAAGTTGCACCTCAAGCTCACTACCCTCTTGCACGGTATAAACTTGATTTTCTTTGATGTATTTCTTCATCTGCTACCTCCTATGCTGATTTATGTGAAACGTAAACCCCATCTTCTTGAGATTTCAAGACAAACAAATCATGATACAAACGGTTTTGGTATAGGTAACCATCACCCTCTGTGTGTTGCCCAGGAGCAAAGAGATAGATAGAGTTAAATTTAGCTTTGGCAATGATAGCTGTCTTAGCCACGATCAAGAAATTGATATCTTTACCGCCACCAGCTTTCACAAATCCAGTTGTGAAATCAAACTGAGTTTTGAAACGTGCATCATCCCAAACCTCGATAAGTTGCACTCCATCTAGCGATGTTACACGTGTGTCAATACCCTGTGGTGTTGTCGTATTGATTGCGCGTGTAAAGTCTTTAGAACGCTCTAGGGCATCCATTACCTCGCTAGATACATACATGACAAGGTTTGATGCTCCATATTTACGCATTGGCAAAATAGCAGCTTTCAAAATTCCATAGACATTCTCTGGCGTAATGCTATCCTCTTGCTTGAAATGATGACCATTGATTGCAGCTGTTGCAATTTTAGAAAAGCGGTAAGCATCAACTTCTGGTGTTGCATGTTCTGAAATGAATGTATTTGAGATGTTAGCAGCTGAAAGCTCTTGGTTTGTTTCATCAACATCTGCTGTATCAACGAAAAACTCAACATCTCGGTCAAATCCAAGAGTATAAACGTTTTTATCGCTTGATACTGTACCTGAGTTGTAACCCTTAGAGCGTGTATGTGCCTTATATCCTGTTACAGAGATCGTTGGCAATTCAAATGATTTTGCGCCGAGCCAATTTACTTTTGGCGTTTCAAGAATGGCAGTCAATGAGCCTTGCATAAGGCGTTTTTCAAACTGCCCCTCATGTTTTGTGATGTAATTGATTGACATCTACTATTCCTCCTTTTTATTCTGTTAGCCCTAATGCCTGTGCAAAGGCATCTGGTGCTGGGGCTGTTGCTGTTGGATTTCCAAACGCAACGATATTTGGGTTAGGCTTGCCATCTTCTTCTGCTTTAAAAAGATATGGGTCACTTTCTTTTAGACCATTGAGGATGTCATCTAGTTTAGGTTTGCCACTGTCATCTAGTTCAATGGCATCAACATCAATAAACTTCATCAAGGTTGATGGATTGTGTGCTGTGGTATCTTTCAAAGCAAGGTTGATAGCATTCACCTTATTGGTTTTTGCCAGTTCATCAGCAGCCTCTTGTTTATACTTGTCGTAATCTGCTTGCAATTTATCAATCGCCTCTTTTTGTTCAGCACTGATACTTTCAAGCGATTTCAAGTGTTCAACTTGCTCCTCTGCTTTTTGCAACTGGTTTTTCAAACTATCTCGCTCTTGTGTGATAGTTTCCAAGGCTGATTTATCTGCATTTAGCTCTTTACCACGCAATGCAAAGACATCTTTAGCCTGTTCCTCTGTCAATCCAAGTTTGAGTAGTTCCTCTGTTGTAAATGCCATTTGTACCTCCTTAGTTCTTTTTAGGTGGACAACTCCCACCGAAAAGCAAAATATTATTTACTATTTCAGTTTACTTTGGATGGAATGGGATTTTTTACGGTTTTAGGCACAAGAAAAGAGGGTTGTTTAGTAACCCTCTTGATAATTAGATATATGCTCTTTCTCTACTGTAATCACGGCTTAAAAATTCGTGTTGTTCTACAAGAGCTCTGATTTTCACTTGATAAGCTCTAACTTTTAGCCTCTCAGCTTGTATCAGATCATCATCACCTAATGTACTAGCATAGTGCAATCTTTCTTTGTGATGCTTGATATTGCGCTCTAAGGCTCTTTGTTTAGCCTCGATGCGTGCATTTTCTTCTGCCTGTTCTGGCGTTAGGTCTTTCATATAGTCTGGCAAGTCTGGTATTTCATTTACTCCTACGATAAAAGGCGTAAGATAATGACCACAATGGACACCTAGACATCCCCCAGCAGTACCAAAACCATAATCTAGCAAACTATGAATAGTAAGGCCGTTTATTGTTCTGCCTTGACCTTTGGTGACAATCTTACCTTGCAATGGAGCACATGCAGCTCTAGCAGACGACTTGATAGAGTAGTAAAAAGTATCTATCCCTAATTCCTCTGCAGGTCTTGTACGCATATCATTGTAAACCCTGTAAGTTGTCGTTTTAATAATTGCTCTGGCATAGCTATCTGCTCGCCATTCTCTCCCTGCGCTATCAGTAAAGCCAGTAAAGCCCTTTTTTTGCCAGTTCATGATAGTATCATTTAACGCCCTATCACTCGTTTTAGTCCCTGATACCACTTGGGCAACTGTCTGCTCTACAACCGATTTGAAAACAGTCTGTATGCTTGCCGGTAATGTTGAATTGATAAGATTAAGGTCACTTATAGCTTGTTGAGTATAGGACTCAAGAGCATCGATTACACCATTTCTAACTTTTCCACTAGATTCCCTTTTTAAATCTTCCTCTAGTTGCTCCTTTGTGTCCTTATAGACCTTTAACCCCTCATTGGCAATGACTTCTCTCAAAAGACTTTCAGCAATTCCTGTACGCTCAACAATAATCTTTAAGTTCTCTTCGTTCAGCATGTACATATCGTTGAGCTTTTCTAGTTGCCATATATACGGATTTTTTGCAAGATCAGCATTGCCACGCTCTTTAAGTCGCTTTATCATACTATCAAACAACTCAATTTGCATTTTAGAGTAAATATCACTCACGCCCTGCATGTGCAAAGAAAACTGTTGGTCATTGATTGTAAGTTGTTGCTTTTTATTGCCCATAATCAAGCCTCGCTAACTACCTCATAGGTTGCATTGAAAATATCTGGCTTGCACGGATAAAACTCACCCTGCACTCCCTTAATAATATAATCCCCTTTTTGAGCTACCATATCCCCCTCAAGCGTTGGAATTACAATACTTAAATCAGAGCACAAGGTATTTTGACCAATAAACTCTCTGATTTCTTCATAATTTGACCCAATGAACCTAATTGCCTCAATTACAACTGGTTTTTTCTTATACTTTGTCATCTTCTTCCTCCTCGTTTTGGTTGTGCATGCCATAAATAGCAAGCTCTGCATCGCTCTCTGGTGGCAACTCTCCATTGATTTCAGCAAGTTCTTTCTCTGCTTCTTCATTTGTGATGTTCAGTACTTTAGCAATACCTCTCTTCTGTGTCGCAAAACCAGCTGCTACCATCTTCATCCAATAATTTAACTCTGCATTTTTATCAGTAAATACACCGTCATCAAGATTAACTGATATATCATTAAATTTTGGTATCTCACCTGTATACAATTTTACAGCTTTCCCAAGTTCACACATAGATACACACAATTCTTTTATAGATTGTTCTACAAGCGTAGCTATACTATTTCTCATTTGATATGTATCTGAATTTTCGCTTACAATTTCTGTTGCCGTTTTCATACTCTTGCCATCAAATGTAAACATGCCACTTGATACACCGATTTGCATCTCAAATAATTTAAGCCCCTCTGAAATAGCTGAAATATAATCAGATGAGCGGATAGGAGTTGTAAGATCAATAATACTCCCACTATCCATATTGCCTGCCCCTACTTGCATGTAAACATTTTGGTCTGTATCAAAGCGACGTTTAAAAGTAAAGTTGCCTTGAGTATCTTGTACTTGTAATTGTGTCAATTGTTCAGGTACAATCACGCGCCTTTGACCCATCTTAATTTCCCACATAAATTCATCATATGTGCGATTGATGAAATCAATAGTTGTTTTTGCGTTATCAAAGATGGACAAGCCGAGAGGGCTGTTGATATCCTTATTATTCATCCCTGGTGTCTTGAGATAAACAAACAATGGGCGTGATAGTCCTTGTATCGTTGTCACTGGTTGCAAGTCAGGATATAGCTCACTCAAATTTACACGATTACCCAGCGTGCTATCTGATGTTGATTTGTAAAGTTCGTTAGTGATACGATATAGGTTTTTATCTTTTGTACTCCCTACCTCTTGACCATCTTGAGTTACCCACTCATGAAACTCAACTAACGTATAATACACATTCTTCTTATTCTCTGACTTAATTGTCTTTGTGAGGATTGCAGCACTTGATACATCTTGTGTATTGCTTTGTAATGGCAAAAATACTGGTGCTTGAATAAATGCCACACGGATCTTGTCACCATCAACGTAAGGCCGCATAGCAAGTCCACCAAGTGCCAAGCAACTTTCAAGGTATCTCTCAAAGTTTTTGTTAAAGCGATCATTACCCAGCATGTCATTAAGAAAGTCATTTAGCTTATCATTATCTGCTGTGATTTCCGCTTTCTCGTTGTAAACAAGACTAGCAATCTTTTTGGCTGCAGTTCGTGCAATCGGCAAGTGTTGCATCTTTCTACGCTTTCTGTCGCCATCGGTGTTGATGTACTCCACATCATCAAATTTAGATTGATAGTAAGCTAGATTGAGCTGTATCCTGTTAAATTCGGATTGTGTTACAGCTACCTTTGGGTGCTCCAAGATACTGTTTAGGTTTGATGTTTCCATGTTATACCTCCCACGGTTGAAAAAGTCTTTTACTTTTTGAATTAAGTTCATTGTTGCCCTCCTTATGAATTACCAACACGCAAACCAAGTATCTTAGAATTGTCTAGTATAAAATACTGGGCAACATCGCATGTATGGTCATCATCTTTGATGACATTTGGGCTATCAGACTGCAGTGTCTTTTCATCCCATCTGTACATCTTATGTTCTTCAATAAATACCTTGTTATTCTCTGTATCAAGATAATAAAAGCGACCTTGTGCTAATAATGATTGGAATGTATCAATCATTGTCACTTTCTTCAATTTAGCCACCGGATGCCATCTAATACTGAAATCAAGATACATCTGGTTTCTCAATGCTCCCTCTGCACTATCAATCGTATATTGCAAAATAGGTACTCTGTACTTACTGACAACGGATTGTATAAAGCCATTGATGTCCTGTGATAGTTGGCTAGGCGCTTTTTTTATCACTTGGCCAGCTGGTGAGTAGTACCAAGTATCTAGTAAGATAACCTTACCTTTAGCCGTTATCCCAAAAGCACAACATGCAGTAGCTGACTGTTGATGCCCACCGTCCAATGCAAAAGATATACCTATCAACCTATCATCACTAGGCAAAGCATCTAACGGGTGAAATGTACTCATGTTATAGATATTATTCCCTAAACCAACTGACTCACCCAGATAGACATACCTGTAATAATCATAGTCATTCTTTTTTATACGCTCGATATCAGCCAACATCTGATCGTTTACAAATCCTAACTCATCATCAAGATAAGTACTAGAATGGCACAAGTAGTTATCTTGCGTATTCATTTCCTCATACCACTCATTTATCCAACTGTACGGATTGATAGGAGGGTTATATGACCAAAAGATTTTAACAAATTGAGCGCGTGGATGTTTCTGCCTCATAAATGTAATGTTAGTCTGGTCAAATTCTTCTGCGCTTGAAAATTCAGCAGCCTCTTCATACCAAACGGCAATAATATTCCCAATGTTGTTAGATTTCAACTTTTGGTAGTCATCAAGGCCGTAAAAATAAAATGTTGAGCCTGTCTTTTTATGACTTATCTTAAATGGGCTGACTGTCATCTTAAAACGACTAGTTAGACCAAACAACGATAGCCCCCATTGGATTTGATTATACACACTATCACGGATTGTATTAGCTACTTTACGGATAATGACAATATTGGCAGTTTCACCCCTTATGATGTACCAGGTCATCATGACAATCAGCTTTAAGGTAATAACTGATGATTTGAATGAGTTTCGCCCACCTTTCAAAATGTTGTAAGGTTTCTTGGATTTCCAAACACTCTTGAAATGAGGATTGACATTTTTTTGAATATCAATTATCTTCATCGTCACCCTCCCAACTATCAATAATTGTGATGGTATCATCCTCCATTTGTGTATCTATCAACTGTGATTTTAATTTCTCAATCTCAAGCTCTAGTTTTTCAGATTGTTTAGCTGTTGGATATCGTTTCAAGATTTCAGTAATAGCTTTAATAACTGTTGCATTATCTGCTTTCTTAATATGTCTTTCTACTTTTCCTGTTGTTGGATTAAGTATCAAAACCTCCTCATCTCGTTTACCTCTAGCGATTTCAGAAAGGATATAGAGCGCCTCTGTCGCATCCATGATGTTTGACTTATGCAGCTCTTGCATCTGTTTATTTATGTACTCTTTTATCCCAACATTTCCCAACAGTTCAGTAATACGATTATTGGCATAACTCTCACTATAACCAGCCTTAATTGCTGATTGATAGCCGTTTCCTGTCTTTATGTACTCATCTGCAAAGCGCCTCTGTCTTTCATTCATTCGCTCCCTCCTTTCCAACAAAAAATCACAAGTATTGCTACTCATGATTTCATTTTATATGCTAAAAGAGGGGATGTTTTACTGTTATTTTTGATTTAAGACGCAAAAAAAGCCCCAACATTGAATTGAGGCTAAAGATTATAGGTGGACGGATTTCAACCGTCGTCTTGATAATAGCACATGCTTCAATAGCTAGATACTACTAAATTTAGTGTACCCTCGCTAAATCCATCACTTTCTATTGGTGCTATACCATGTTTTCACTCGTAAACTACTCTCCTATTTCTTGTTTCTATTATACCAAGAGTTGACAGCTTTTTCAACTATTTTCATATCCTTAGAACTCAAAGCGTGAGTTCCTCCATACTCTTCATGATTGTACCCGTAATGCACATGCGGTAATGTTGGAACTCCGTTTACCTTATGAGGTACACCCTCAAGATCAATCTGCTTGTTTCTTTTGTTAACACCATCATGAAAAGTCAGCGACTTTAATACTCCTTGTTCATTAACCGTGCCGTAAATACGCCCTTTTGTCATAGTTTCCATCGGTGTCTTAGCGTTTCCGCCTTTGTATCTTACAAATTTTATGTTTCCGTCTGTGTGCAGCGTTTCATACTCTGTACCATATTTCTTCTTTTTGTCGCTCATTCCAGAGCTTGCTCCTCTACCGCCCATTTGTCCATCCTTTCTGTTGTATCATTTCCAAAATAAATTACCTCGATATCTTTATAATCATAATCAACCTCACCACCATATACCAAAATACGTTTTGGCGCTATCTTTTCAATCATGGCATCCACTCCAGCTTTCCACAATTCAAAGCGCTCTTTGCGTTGTTTTATACCTACTGTACTGATGGCCACTGTGCTATGTTTCGGCAAACCATCAAAACAAAACTCATAACTTTCTGGACTTGACCATGATACAGTAGGTATGACTGTATAACCCCAATTCTGCATCATTTGGCCTATCAATCTTGAGCGATAAGTATTCCAAAGTTGCATAGCTATTGGCATGTCTGTATATAGGCTAAAATCTGGTGTAAGTACACAATCAAAATCAGCTAGTTTTTCTAGGTAAAAATCTGGGCGCTTCCAAATTCTTTCAAACTGATAATCATCTAAGAAAAAATGTACGGTAGCTGAATAGTCAGGTTTATTCAAAACATAGTTAAATCCCTGTAGCTTTTTAGGCACATGATCAACTGGTTCAAGGGTTGGCAAATTATATTTCCCATCTGTGCGCGTGGCATCATAATCCAACAAATTATACTGGTTAATAGTATTCTGTCTGTGATATGGTTTTGTTGTCAGATTATCCATATTATCCTCCTAATAAAAAACCTATGTACCTTGATTATAGATACATAGGATAGGGTATTTTTACGGTTATTTAGATAGGGGGATGTGCTTGTAAGTTGAAACAAAATACTTATCAAACCATTTGTTGATGTAAGTGTATGCCGGGCTAGGACTTAGATATAAAATTTTCTGACACGCGCCGATCACATTGATGTTTTCAAATACATAGACCTCTTTTATCGTTTTTAACATTTTTCTATCTGACTTCTCGATATATTCATCTGTTACAGTTTTCAGATTTACCAAAAATACAGACTGCTCAATATTATTCTCTAAAAATGCCTCATGTATCTTTTGCTCAAGGATGGTTCTTTTCGGATTTTTCTTATCCCTCAAAAAATACCACTTTAGCCAATTTATCTCTCGCCTGTGGATAACAGATAATCGCTCTATTTTTTTCTTCGTCATCCATTACCTCCAAATCTCACTAAATAAATAGACTAGCTATCCAAATCAATAATGCGCAAGTTACAATCTTTGAGATACTACTAGTAACAGAACGGGAATAGTCTTCATAAGATTCTTTTTTACTTGACACAAAAGGGAAGATGAATGACAGTAGCGCATCTAATCCCAAAGCTTGCCAAACTGAAATTTTTCCAACCGGGACAATTGTTGTTACGACCTCATTCCAGCCAAATTGCACTACAAACGGTGAGGCAATGATTACAAATAGCGCCCCAATGATAATACCTGTTTTTTTAGATTTCATTTTTCTTCTCCTGTGATTCTATTTTGTAAGGTTACTATTTTAAAATTATTTGAACACCCCCAGCTGTGAACTTCTGTAACCACTTTTTCCCACTGAGGTCTTGAGTAAGGATAGTTTTTAGGTCTCATTGTTTATCCCCTTCCTTGTTTTCTAAAACGGCATCTTGTGTAAAAGTGTTGCCAATTTTATAGTATTTGTATTCCTCGGCTGTCACTTCAAACGTTTCTTCAACTTGCTTATTACCTGCATATCCTGAAACGACCAGAATGTATTTTCTTTTGGTTCTGGTTGGCACAAGTACAGAACTTTTACCGTTCATAACAGGTATGAATGTTGTGTGAGGTTCATCAATGTACTTATCTACCACTGTCCCACTCGAAATCTGGTGACATGCCACAAGGAAGGATGAAAATAAAACAATACATAGGATTTTAAAATATCTCACTCCTTGACCTCCAAAAGCTCCTCATTTTCATAGACGTTGCCGATTACGGCACTTTCTTTTAGTGTTTCTGGTTCAAATGGGCTTATTCTGTCTGGATCAGCAACGTTAATACACTCGACATAAAATCCTAGGCCGTCATGCAGTATACCAAGTAGATGACCGTTGTTCTTGGATGTTTCAAGATATTTATAACTTCCAAATTTTACAATCATTTTTATGCCTTGTATTTCAAGTACATCCCCCTCGAAAATCTCGACACTGTTTCGGTCTTTGATTCCTGTTGACAGCATAAGAATTACGTGTTCTGGTAGTCGTTTATAATGGACATCATCCCCAATGTATTTAAACTCACCATCTTCAAAATACATCTCACCAATATCATTATCCATTTTTTTATATTGCTTCATCCATGCTCTAAACTTTGGTATCATCTTGCACCTCCCATAAAATTATTAACAATATTTTGCTGTTCAGTATCGATTATTTTATTTCTATAATTCAATATCGGAGCCATAACATCATTTGTCAATGCAGGCTTCAAAATGATTTCATTTGTTCCCAAAAATCTTTTACCGTCGATTTTGATTTTGATGTCATAACCGTTAGCGATATATTCAAGGTCATCTTTAGACAGGGAGATTTCAAATTTACTCATTCTTCCACCTCCTCAACTTCTACACCCTCGCAAGAGAAAATCCATCCAAAACCAGCTTCTTCGAGTTCTTTTCGGGTGTGGCATGTACGATATTCCTCATTCTCTATATTGTCGCTAAATACCCAAACATGACCGTGTTTAAAATTTAGGTATTCTAAGTCTTTATCTAATCCTTTTAAACGAACCCGATACCGCTTCTCTTTCTCGACTGTGTAGCCGTCAAGCCACGCACGGGCGAAGAGTTCTTGATTGTTTGCATCCATCAACCAGTTGATACACTCGTCAGATAACCCATTTGCTTCCCATACACTGGGCTGCAATACAAAAGATAAACTTAAAGCAAAAGACTTAAACGTTTTACATTTTCTAATCCAATCCGCTATAGACTGCGGTATTGTGACTTTAATTTTGGATTTATCGACGATGTCGTCTGTAATATGAATAGTACTGTTTGGTACATTGAGAGTTTGCCCGTATTCCAGTCTAACAACATTTTCAACGCACTTGTTCTCATCCACATCAAAACCGACTATTTTCCCTTTCAAGAAAACTTCATCCCCTATAAAAAAGTTAAAGCGTGGTGTTTCAATTAGATCTTTATTCATTTTCCACCTCTTCTATATCAAACTCTAATCTATAATGCCCTTTCTCCTCGCTTAATCCACCATAAACAAAGGATAATTTTTTGATAACCTTATGATTATCGTCTGTCCAAATACCCGCATCAGTCATGCCATCAATGATAGCCTTGACTGTCGGATACAAGTTAGGTGGATCTAATTTAGACTTAGTAGGGCTGTAAATTGTAACTGTAACCTCACAAGGATTAGAGGGGCTAAAAGCAGCCCTCCCTTTATCCTTGTTCATTGATGTATGCCAATAAGCAAAAGCTCTAATGCGCTTAGTAATTTTAGCTTTATCTGTTTGATGTTGCCTGTCATTACTATTGATAACCATGTTTAGAGATTTTAGCTTAGTGTTTCGAGGCAAAGAAAACTCAAATTTCACATTTTTCCCCTCCTCATCCTTTTAATTATATCTGCAATAATTCCAGACCATTCTTCATTTGTAGTCTCCCTAAAGTCAAATTGTGACATTTCTTCAGCCTTTTTAAAAAGAGCTAGTTTCAAGAAAGACCCATCTTTTTCCGAAAAATCAAAGTCACTTATTAAAGTTGCTGTTCTGATTCCCTTACCATAGCCATCTGCTTTTACAATAATCCTTGTTTTATGAAACTCGGGGAGATATTCAATTTGAACCGTACCTCTCAAATCGCATCCATCAACTTTCTTTAGCATTGATGCAATTTTTTTGGCTTCGCTTTCTTTTCTTATCCCCATGAAAGGATATCTTTTAGGCTTTGCCATCATTCGCCATCCTTTATTTCTTCAAATAATCTGGGGCATCATCGCCCACATTGATACTCTCATACTGCTCTTTCGTAACAAGAAACTTGCCATAAGCTCCGATAGTAACCGTATAATGCCCATCGACAATAGCTTTGTCTGTTACCGTTCCGATAAATTCGCCACCAGCATTATCAACTTGATAAATAATGACTGGTTTTCTGTTTTTCAACTCATCCACTTGTTTCTGTAACTCAATAACCTGCGGTTTATAGTGATTTTTAGAGATTATCAAACCTAGATTTAGCATTGATAAAGACAAGGCTGCAAGTGCAAAAAATATACCAACTCGATTTTTATTTTTCATGTCATGTCTCCAAAATCTTTATCACTGTGTAAATCAAAGCGATAGCATAAACATCAAAGATAAACCAAACCACCTTGTCCGCTTTTCCTTTTTTGTAGGTTTTGTTTCCAGCAACGAAAATCAGAATAGCAAGGAGTAAGCAAGCGCTGATAACCATCAATTTCAGAAACAAGATCATCTAATTACCGCCTAACTCTTCAACAATTTTACTTACAGCTGCTACAATCTGTTCTTTTGCTTTGGTGTCCTTGATGTCATCAATCCCCTCAACTTTCCCAGTTTCTACATTGATAGTGACTGTTCCAACCAAAGAGCTATCTGCCTCATTATCATCAGATTCACCAAACAATTCTTTAGCACTCTTTCCATCTAAGATATCTAGCAAATCATGACTAATATTGTGTAAAATATTAGCTGTTTTAAATTTACTCACGTTCTTTGTCAAAAGAAAGTGTACCATTCCCTCTTTGCTCTCATCGTGTAATGTTTCCGCAAATTCTTTCAAGTTCTCTACGATAGTTTCAGCTGATACCGTGTTTTTAGTTTCTTTAGTCATTGTTTTTTCCTCCTATGCTAATACTGTAATATGTTTCTGGTCTGCTAGTTGCTCTTTTAGATAGGCTGCAATGTTTCCTACTGCATCAGCTACCCAATGCTTACCATCTGCCTCAAATAAAGCCATATTGGCTTGCTTATCAATCCTAAAGACAAATAGGCTTGCAGGTTGCTCAACCTCGCTAAATGTACGATATGGGCGCAATGTAACTGGGTTAGGTGTTTTCCCTTTAGCAAGGCTTGCCACTCCTGTTTTAACTGTTGCTACTTGATATACTCCGGTATCTTCAATTTCAGCCCCATTCTCAATCTTCAATGCGCTAGCAAATTCTAGCAATGTGCCACGATCGTTATCGTCAATAAAGTTTGATTGCAACATGATATTGAACTGTTCCGATGATAGGAAACGGCCAAAAGATAACTCTGGGATGCGTGCCTTAACACCAACAAGCAATGTGCGACGTTCTAACTCATCATTTTCAGACCACACACAAACCTCATCATTTTTCTCAACTGCTACAATCAAGCGTTGGTTTTTCAAATTGTTGAGGTCAGTTTTGAGATAGTCAACAAGGCTTGTCAAGGTTGATAGCTCCAAAGTTTTAGGATAGCGTTTAGGGTCAAGTTCTTTGAGATTGAATTTGTTGGCGTCATAATACTCTGTGCCATCTGCAGCTGTTAAAATTTCTAATCCATGCTCATTTAGTTCTACTGCGTATTCCAATGCTGATTTAAGATTTTCTGTTGTCATATTAGTTACCTACTTTCTTTTTGTTGAAATCAATAATATCTGGTTTTGTTTCTGCTTGTTGTTCAATTTCTGCCACTGGTTGCCCAATATCCGTCAGAATTTCTCCGTTTTCATCAAAGTACATTTGACCAGGTACTGTACTTTTCAGCTCGTTAGCATGTACTTGCCCTGTATCAAAATCACGCCCAACAAGAATTGTTGTAGCTACTCCATTTTGAGGTGCAAATTTTGATTTTACCTCCATGATAGTATCAACCACTGTACGCTCTTCGTTAGCTGACATCGTAAGCGTGATAGTCACTTTTCGTTTTGCTTTCGCATCTGTATTTAGGTCAAGGATGTTATCAAAGACTTTTTCAAGTTCTTTGTCTAGTTTCTCCTGCAATCCTCCATCGGCAATGTGGGTTAGATCTAACCCAATAAGTTTTTTATCCATATTGTCCTCCTTACTTCAAAAGTTTTTGTAACTGCTTTAAGCGATCTTGACTATCTAACAACTCCAGATAGGTCTTATGGCTTATCAAGACATATCCTGCTAGGTCATGGCCTAGTAAAGTATCATCAACAAATAGCTCCATTTGCTCAGTCGAGGTGTCAAAGTGAGACTCTGCATCTGTATCCTTTTTCTTTTTTGTAAAGGTATTAGCAATAACTTCAATTTCTGACTCGTTGCTTAAAAATGATGATACTTGAGTGTTTAGAGCATCGGCAAATGCCTCAATTTCCTCATTCGTTGGAGTTGTAACATTTCTCTCAATGTCACTTACTCGATTTTGACTAATGCCAACCATAGGGGCAAGATCATACTGAGTAAGCTCTGCCTCTTTACGGATAGCACGCATTTTAGCGCCATCAAATACTTTCATCTAAACACCTCCCCACCATCTGAGTACCATCTGTTTTTAAGTACATGACGTGCAATCTCGCATTGCACTTGTGGTCTCTGATAATAATCCACTTTTGCTTTATGCTTTTTGATAGCTTGCATAGTGTGAATTGTAACAATCGCTGCCCATGTGATGGACATCAAAGTTGTAAGTACCATAACGATTTCAATTTTTGTCATTTTCTGTTTCCTTTTCAAATTGGTTTAAATAGGGTTAATTTCCTCCTAACCCCTGTGCTATTGCTGAGATAACGTTTACTGTTACGCTATTGCCTGCTTGCTTGTATAATTGACTGTTAGAGTTGACCTCCTGCGCCTTATCAAAAGCCCAATCAGGAAAACCTTGTAACCTCCAGCATTCTCTAGGTGTCAGCTTTCTAATCCTAAAATCGGGCTCAACCACGCCTTGACTCTCTCCAGTCAAAAGAGTATTGGCAATTTGTTTGCCTACTCTCCCTCGCCTTGTCTTAGAATTTGGATGCGATAGGTTTACACTATCTCCAATTTCAGCCTCTTGGTAGCCTTGCTTGGTTGCTTCTTTTACTCTGATTTTAGGTTCAAAATTTCCTCCTTGATACGCTCTGATTGTTGGTGAAATACCATCAATCTCATAAACAACGCCGCTTTGATTGTAGTTTGGTTGCAGAACACCAAACTGCTTTATTTCATTTTCAATTAAAACTTTTAACGGATCTTTTTGTGTCGTAGTACTACACAGGGTAGGAGCTAATGAGTCAATTGAGACGACATCACCACTTTGCGATTTCCCTTTTTTTCTAATATTTCCAACCTTGTTTATTTTTGGTTGTTCACAAGTAATCGCTGCACCATCTCCGCTGAGAGGAAATACCTTTCGTCCACTTCCTCCTCTAAGATGTCCGATAATGAACACACGTTCCCGATTTTGGGGGACTCCAAAATTTTTGCTGTTAAGCACTTGCCATTCCACATCATACCCCA